AGCCACAAGCTTTGTAGTTGTCGCTTAAGCACTTCTTTAGGGATGGATCGCTTTTCAAGTGTGAATTTGACATCTCTTGTTCTTTGGCTAGAGAATCTAACATAGCAAAGCGGGGATCCTTTTTCGAGCCAGATGTTTTTGTCATAGGTCTTGATCGTGAATCCTAAGTTAATAGGTCTTGTCCAAACTGATAATGGGAAAGTGCCAGACACTACGTCTAGTCCCTTCCTTGTCATTTCGGGGTGTTGAAACTGTTCAATCCACACGTCACTGTCCTCTGTCCAAAAACAATAACCTTGTTTGAATTGTATCTCTGGATGTTCTCCATCTGTCCAACCATCACCAAGCATTACATATTCATCGAACACATCTTGTCCAAGATTAGTAGACAAATATTGTTCGGTAGATTTATATAGCAAACCAAGGGGGAAGCATTGCTTCATCACCCATGTATTTCTATAATACTCTTTAAAAGCAGGGCACTTAGAATGTCTATACTCTGGGTATCCTTTGAGAGCAGGAGTTGGTTCCTCAAAGTAATCATCAGGAAAGAAATCGAGTTCCCCTTCATCAAGGAAACTCTCTTCACTTCCACCCATCACATAGTTGTAAAATATTTTTTTAGTCTTCATCTAAGGCTTCATCAATTTCAGCATCAAGTTTTGCTTGCTTCTCTGCTCTTGCTGCTGTCTGTTCAGCAAATGCTTTACTGATCTTTCTCTTGTTAACCTTACGTGGTTTTCCTGCCTTGTTTTCTTTGATGATTGTGATAGCATCACCTACAGTGACGATCTCTCCTGCTTGCTCGTCTCGTATTTCTACGCTGAAGCATTCCTCAAGGAACATCACCAACTCAACTGTATCCAGTGAGTCTAGTCCAAGGTCATCATTGATCTTGCTATCCCAGTTAACTGGGTTAACATTTCTATCACCAAGAGTCTCAGCAATAGCGAGTGATGCTACTTCTAGTAGCACATCATCCTTTACTGGTTTAGGGGCATTACGTAAGATATCTTTGATCTTTAAGTACGTAACGGAATGTGACATAATTAATACTTGTACGAAACTTCATTTATGTTGCACGTTGCCCTCACAAATTCTAATACCCTTAGAAATTGATCTGAGTCTTCACATATCAGTTTCTCAACTTGTGATTGGTCACTGATAATAGTAAATGTACGTGCGGGGATATCCACCTCACACTGTTTCACGTAGTCTTCCATGGATCTCCATATTCACTGTCCTTATGATAAGGCAATGGATAAGCATTTGGGGTTGACATTGTGCCACTATGACATCTGGCATATTGTATGATGTCAGTAGCATAGTGCTTTATGTCGTCCAGATCAGCATGAATCTCTTTATAGATCTTCATAGCATTCTTCTGGTCGGGTACTCCCTTAACTTTCTCCTCTATGTAGTTTGCTTTCTCAGCGTTGATAAAATCAACGAGAGTTTTAGCCTGACTTGACGAGATTGTCATACCAAACATTTAGTCTGTTCCTTTACTATAGTACATTCACACCAGAATGTCAATTAAGGTATATTCCGTTATTACAGGTAATTCTAAATTCAGATCCCGCTGCACTCATCTGCACAGTACCCTGTGCTTGTAATCTAAAATCGGTTGTGTTTATTTTTGCGTCTGATCCCTGTGTATCGAGTTCCCACCCTGTACCGTAACTCTTGTTTACGTCCATTCCAGAGGGTGCTCCACCCTCGATACAATCAATATTTTCGCCATGAGTAGTAGTTTTCATACTACCTTGGACTTCTGTAAAACTGTTTCTGCCAACTTTATTGTAGTGGCACCCATCGACATTGAAACGAAGGTCACCCGCTGATTCTATAGCGAACGTTCCTCCTTCTTTATTCATCCTAATCACACGGTTACCATTGATAATCTCTGTCAACTGACCGCCATCCTCCATGTTTAATTTCTTGAAGGTGCATTTCTCGTTGATAGAGTTAGCTATCATTCTGAGTTCATTAGCAACATTGATACCAAGATTAGATGAGGAATCTATCATCATAGTTCCACCAACCTTTAATTGGTACTCACCATTTACTTTGTCATATCTGTTTCCCTCTACCTCTGTGTGTAAGTCTCCTTCCACATTAAGGTGAGCGTCACCGATAACCTGAATAATAAGTTTGTCCTGTTTTTTATCTTTACCGACCTTCAGGGTGGTCGTTCCGTCACTATTTAGGTTTAAATCCCTTGAACTAATGATATATGTATCCTCTTCTTCATCCATCTCGAAGATAGAACCAGTCTTTCCATTGATAAAACGTATCCTTTCACCATCTTCTGTATTGTCAAATTCCATTACATGACCAGCTGAGGTCACTGTTATCCAGTTCTTTGGATAATTGGTGATGTGTTGAGGATTTTCATTATCCTTTACATCACCTTGGAATAAATTTAAGTTACTTGTGTCTTGTCTAGCCATTTGTCGGGTGTCCTACGCAATCAATATATGATTGAGATTCAAAGATCTCGCTGAACTTACTTGGACCTACGTACTGGTATGTAGGTACGATTTTAGCACCAAATCCTACTCCCTCAATAGTTGGTCTAACAAATCCTATAGTCTTAGTAGTAATAGTAGCTGTCAATAGTCTACCTTGATCGTCAACTGAAACAGTACCAATCTCTTCATCACCGACTTTAATCTTAGGTTCCTTGTAATCTTTACCTACGTTAACTATATCAATAGTATCGAGGACTGGTATAATCTCTTCACAATTAGCATACAATGCTGTTGCGTTACCTGGAATAGCAAGGTCAAAGAATACCTTATCAGGATTCAATGTAAACTTAAATGTACCACCTGTTGTCTGTAATTTTAACCCATTTGGAATAGTGGCATTCTTATCCAAAGAAGCAAGAGCAACTTTATTGGTATTATTATAGTTGTAATCTATAACCTGTAGAACACCTTGATTTGGATCTCCATCTTCTTCTTGATAGAAGAGTATATCACCCTCCTCTGCGTAATCATTTAACTCTACAATATCTACGAGGAAGAACTTCTGTTCTTTCGGGCAGTATGTATTGTCTGGGTCTAGACCATAACCTATGCCTGGCTTGTCGACTCTTATCTTCTCTATCTTTCCGTTCTTGATGATAGGTGTAAGTTTAGCACCTGTACCTTCTGGTTCGTTACAAGTGAACATTGCTCTCACTTTAGCAGTTGTTCTAATATCAGATCCTTTATTTCTCATCAATACACCAACCATAGAACCTATGTCATCAATGATAGGTAATGCCTTAATAAGACTTGTGGACTGTGCATTGTCAAAAATTAATTCTGGGAAGCAAGGTTTCTTACGTAGGTTTTCTGGTGAGCAGTTAAGAGTCGCGTAATTAATACTACCATCTGATGCACGTATAGGATATACACTATCAAATTTCTCTACTAAGCTCTTACCGTTCTCAAATGACTTATCAGTCACACCTGTGCCTGATGCTCCAACCTCTGCGAACTCACCGTTTCTAGTATTGAATGCTTTCTTAACAGGTTTGCCATTTTCGTACGTAGTGACTGGAACCCAACCACGTGAGTTCGGCTTACCTGAGCCAACTACCTGAGTCTTACCATTTTTCAATGCACCCTTTGCTGCATCACTGTACTGACTGATTTGTTTCTTTTGCTTATCTGCCTCACCTTCCTTACCTCCTGCTCCTGTCTCGAATGTAGATAACCCAAGAGCACAAGATAAGTCACCATCACAAACCATGTCGATTAGTTCAAGAACTTTGTTAGCGATACTTTGTATAAGGTTAGCATTATCTTTAATAGCACTTATAGCACCTTGAAGAATACCCAAGGCAGCATCAATACCATTCATCATTTTTTCCATGAGATCACCAAATAACTCTTGGAATAGATCTTGAACGAAACATAAGGCAGCGTCGAGTGCTTGTTCAAGAAGATCCATCAACAGTCCACCGATGACATCAAGCATCTCATCTTTGAGCTGTTTGAAGAGACAGTCAATAAGATCTCCTACATCTTTCAGTTTCTTAACAGTAGGATCTAATAAATCTGGATCAGGAGTTTTGATGTCATTGATTTCTTTTTGAATCTCGTCATTAAGCTCCTTCATTATGGTTCCTTTGACGTTACTCAAAACACCCTGCATAAATCCCTGCATTCTGTTTTGTATTATTTCTATCTCTCCTGCTACATCCTCTATGTCTCCTGTCTTCTTATCAATAAACTCGTCTATCTCATTCTTCTCTATACCTCTAGCCCACTTTAAGAACTCAGCAGTAGCACCCTTCATCTTTACGTCAGCAGGAGTACCACACTTACCATTACCTACGTGTACTGTATACTTCTTTCTTTTGTCTGCTTCTTTCTGTGCATCTGTTTGTTCAGATGCACCACCACGTTCGTTAATGGTTGATACTGTACCATCCTCACTACCTTGATCATTATTAACTTTTACATTATTATTATTCTGGTCTTTATTTGTCGTATCACCAGTACCACCAGGTGTACTACCACCTTCTCCATGTTTCAGTGGCTTATAGTCTGGAGCAAATATTTGTTGATATCCTCTGTTTTTATCTTTTGGTTCCTTCGAGTATGTCCCTATTGGGTTCTGGTCACTGATACTACCCATGATGATTGGTTGCTGTGCCGAAGCACCATCCAAAAAGAATCCAACCACCCAACTGGTAATCTGTAACTGCTGAACAGAACCCATGCCACTTCTCTGAGCATACACTACAGGCATGACACAACTAGCCCATGGTAAGTCTGCTGTAGGTAGAATTGTTTTATCTGGGTTATGATACCCTACTATTCTTACTTTAACTCTTCCTGTATAATCATAGTCCTTTGCGTTCGCACCCGTATACTCTGGGTCAGACCCGTCGTTCTCGACTTGTCCAATCCACCAGTTAAGTCCATCTTTACCGATGGCATGTGCAGCACTTTCTAAATTCATCCTAAATTATCCCTAAACAGAGTTACTCTAGTAGACATCATGTCTCTTTCAGATAAGAATTGTCTGTATATCTTGCCTACTATGTATTTACCACTGACAGCGGGTTCTATTTTACCAGATCTCGCATTATACTTGTTGACTTGAACAACCTCTCCAACTTTGAGATCTTGCATTCCTTCATACTCAAAGGTAGCAGACTGGTTAAAAAATAATTGATTCCTTATCATAGACTGTGACAGTTGTTTTGTCAAGTCTTGTGTATATGTACCCTCTGTGTACATAGCAGTATCTAAAATCTTAGACATAATTCTAGTGGGTCTTCCTGATTGATTCTCCACACTACCAAATCTTTCATAGAAACTTGGTAAAGATCTATTGTTCAACTTCTTCATTGTTGGATAGAAGTCTTGTATAAAGAAAGGTATTTCCTCATATCTAAAGTCTTTCATGTCTAAGGTAAACGTTGTACTAGCATAACTACCTAGATTGATACCACGAAACAAGTCACTGGTTTCAGTGACACTAAATCCAATAATGTTAATATCTTTCTTCTCTTCATCTGGATTATCATCACTCTCATCTGGAACGAAATTGACATTTACATCTCTTTGTGCTGCTTGTTGAGTTAGAGCATCCATAGATTTGAAGTTATAACCCTCAACATTTTCGTAGAATAGATATCCCGCACTCTTCTTACCACTACCACCTTCTTGTATTGATCTCCAAGCTAACCAACTAATAGTTGTATAAGGATCCCAGTAAGGAGATACAAATGACAATTTAGTGGAAGATTTGTCATACTTGAATGCTTTAGTGATTGCCAGATCACTTCTTAACAGTTCATCTACTATCTCATGTGTAAACTGTCCACCACCTTTACCAAATCTCCTTGATATCTTTGTAGCACTATTCCTTACAGCATCTATACTGATACAGTATAGCACTGCTGATGATTGTTTTCCATCTTTTATAATACGATCCTTAATATCATATACAACTAATGATTGTCTGATAAGATTACCCTCCTGACCAGTATTGAGAGCATCATCAGTCCATATCAATTCTACTGGATCCATACCTACCAGAGAATCTAGTACTCCAGAGTTGCTATCATTAACTTTTATCATCACAAGGATATTTGACTTGGTAATATCCTCAATATAATGTAACTCCATCAAATGATTAGATGTCAAAGCAACGACAGTAAATCCATTCTCACCAGTTTCTTTATCTTTAGATGCGATACCCACATCAAATCGAATTAGTCTAAAATTAGTCTGTCTCATACTACATCATGGGCGGTCTGACCGCCTTCTATCGTTACTATGTTGTTCATAAGAAACCTACTAACCTCCAACTCAGTTGGTGCGATAATTCCTTTATCATCCGCAGTCACAGCTAAACCCATAGCCGTTGTTGTTGATAGTGCTCTTATCTTTGCATTAATTGCTGCTTCATCATTTTGAGTCATACTATCAGTGACTACCATATTATTCATTTCTGACATTGATACCTCATTCAATTCAATAACTTGGTTAGTTAAACTATTGATATCCTGTTCATTTGTCTGTGCTCCAATATCAGCTTTATATGTTCCACCTAAGATCTGATTTAATATACTAGCAGTCTTATTGATTACTCTATGAGCTGTTGTGCTCTTGAATATACTCTTAGCAGACTCAGCGACGTTTGTGATAGCAGTCTTAGTCTGATCATAATGAGTATTTGCTGAAGCATATATTTTATCGTTTCCAGATTCTAGAGAAGGTCCCCCAGTACCTCCCTCTAGCATTTCAACTAATCTATCATTCTGCAGTCTACGGTTTTGTAGTCCCGTAACAGCAGCACCAAAAGGAGTTTCATCAGATACTTGATGGTCTCTGTTTTTAGCAAGACCAAACATATTTGAAATAGTGGAGAATAATCCACCTCCCGCTATGAGTTGTTCTTGCCTATTCTTATTATAAGAGTTGGTTTCACTTGACTCGCCAACAGTTTTAGGTTTTGGTAAGTTAAATGCTTCAGTAATATTGCTTATTTGTTGCTTTGCGTTCGCGAACTCTGGTGAGTCAGGCATATTCAAAGCACCTAATAATCCACTTAAACCAGCTGCTACTGCTTTCAATGGTAGTCCCATAGCAGCTGCCAGAGCAGATTTATACTTATCAAGTCCAAGATCATCAGTAAACTCAGAGGCAACGTTAGCATCACCATCAAGTCCCAAATCCTCAAGTGGTGTGATACTTCCTGTGTTATTTTTCCCTGAAGGTTGTAAAGAATTGAACAAAGGACTACCAGTAGAACCAGGAACATATCCACCCTTTGCTAGTTTTGTGTCTGGTGTCTGACTTTTGTTGCTAGTTAAGTTCTGATTAACATTGTTAGACGATGATTTTGTAGAATCCTTACCTGGCGGACCTTGGTCTCCTGGATCTCCTTTATCTCCTTTCTCACCATCTTCACCCTGTATAACTTCGGGTTCTTCTTCCCTTTCCTCTTCGTCTCTATCATCATAAAACTCAATCGGAGCATCAAGATCCATTATTGGCATTGATGCAGGATTGATGAAGTTAGCAAACTTCCTCATCGTGGTCTGAGCTTTGAGTATCTCATAACCATTAGCCAAGTCTTGTCTTATTCCACCTTTTCTAGAATCATCTCTATTATCTGCCTCCACCATTGACTGTATGTTTTCTGCCAATAGGAAGTCCTTATACTTGTCCTCCTTCATCATGGCGTGAAGCATCGCATTGCGATCTTCAAAGAGATTGGTCAGATCACTCAGTATTACATGTACGTCTTCTAAAGTAGGAAACTCTTTACTATCCATTAGATTTCACCATATTTACCTGAGAAGGAATCAATACCACGAACCACTCTCCTATCCACTTTCTTCTCTACAACACGTGTTACAGGGAAAGGGACAATATGCTGAACTGGATATGGAAATATCACGATTTGTTGTTTTGATGCAGCAGTTTTGGATTCTGGGTTTGGTAC